ACCAGTGGCTGACAAGGTAGTCAAAGCACCAGTGGCTACCTTGGTGTTAGCATGGGCAGATACTGTGTAGTTAGATCCGTTGACTAGCAGGATAAACCCACACTGACCAGCAGTAATGTTAGTAAAAGTCAGGGTTATAGAGCCTGTAGGAGTACACTTAAAGTTGTTAGTCACATTCATGTCGAATGAACCATCATTGTCTGTAGTGACTGTGCCTCGCTGTGGAGATGAGAAAGTCTGTGCAGCGTTAGCAGCAGCTATCGTGAAGCTAGCATCAGGGACTGTAACAGTACGGTTAGCCGATGGAGAGGCTGAGATCGTAGATACGAAATTAGTTGATCCACCATCAATTGCAATTGCCATAGTTTATACCTCTATCCAATTTTGTTGATCTTCATTCCATTGATAGCGATTACCATCAGTAGGATATCCAACAGGAGGAACCCAATGAAAAATGTTCATGTCTAATGACCACGATGAATAAGGTTGTGGTTCGATAAATACGTCTTGTTCTGGATAATAAATCCACCCATCAAATGGGAAAGTTTTTTCATTAACCAATCGCTCTTCAAACAGATACCAATCATCGCCGTATGTCTTTGGGTTTTCCCAATCAATCCACTCGCCGCTAACTACTACATTATTTTGCAGTTGAGCAGCATAAGTATTTTCTTTTTCAACCCACGCATTGTTTTGCCACACATACCGCTTAGCGTAAGTTTCTTCTGGTTTTTCCGTCATTTTTTGTCCTTACGGTATGTAAACCCAATAAGCGTAGTAAGACCTACCATTATTACCATCATCTGACCAAGCAGATAAACGCATTCCAATATAATCAGTTGTTGTGACTCCTGTCACAGCCCCAACACTAGCAGAGTTTGCGCTCCAATTTCCTGCTTTTGACCAGCAGTCAGCATAGCTTGTAGTAGAAAAAACATAAGTGGTTGTACAAGATGTTGAAGTCCAAGCAGCCCGTCCTAATTTATGAGTTCCATTAGCGGTTGATCCGTTTGCTCGTAAAGGATAGGAAAGTTCAGGAACGTAATTGTTTCCCCAGTTCCCGCCTGATGCACTTGCTCCCCAATCCAAACCTCCGTTATTTGCCCAACCCCCGCCACCTTGTGAGTTTATGTACTGATATAACAACCAATAATGATTAGCTACGCTAGACAACTGCAGACCAGTGTTATAAGTAGTTGATCCACCAGCGTTAGTGCTTGTGCCTGTATCTTTGTACCATCCAGTTGCTGTTGCAGAAGAATCTGATCCAATAGTTGCGTTATCTGCCTCTGATGCGGTTCCAGTTGCTCCATAGTTACCATTATCACCGTAGCCAGTTAAATCCATTAAACTCCAGCGTTGGTAATGAAGACCATTAACATTTAACCGACAATAGCATTGCTTTACCGTGTTGCCAGTATAAATATTTTGTATGTAATACACGCCATCTGCTGCTGTACCGCCACCACTCGTATACACCTCGCTTGCGCTTACGGCTGGATTACCTGCGGTCAGTCCTTTTTGAACATATGTAAGAGGCCAATTACTTCCTATGACTGCATTCCTAACATCATTTAATTTCCATATTCCACTGGCGCTGGAGGTACTAGGAAACTGAGCCATTAGGAAATCTCCTCGTAAGACACAACAATTTCAAGATCTCCTGTAGCAGAGGCCAATGCTGTAATCTTATCGCCTTCTTCTAAGTAAATTGGCTTAGACATAACGTCAAGAGATGAGTCTGCAGGAACTGATATTGTATGAGCAATCTCATAAGATACTGTGGTTGAGGCATCATAAAAAGCAATGGTTACATCAGCATTATTAGTCCCATCTACGTTAGATACATAGATTGCGTTAACCTTAAAAACTTTACCGCTGGCTGCTGAGTTGGTCACAATGTCAGCCGCTGAAGTGGTCAGGGCTGCTCCAACGGTTCTACCAGTAATAGTTGCTACGTTTACGATATTAGGTGCTGCCATATTAACCTCCGAATACAATAGCCATAGCTATCGCTTTACCTGTTGTTATGTTACCGCCTAAAGGACTAACTAACCAGTTAGCGCCAGAGTCAGTTGTAATTGATGTACCAGATGTTATTGTTACTGGGCCAATACTCATGCCATTAAAACCAGTAGGAATTGTATAACTGGAGTCAATAGTCTGTGAGTGTACAAAGATACCATTCTGAGCTACTAAAGCCTCAGACTTAAACTCACCTGTGGAGGGCTTATAAAGTAACTTAGCATTACCAGTGTAGATCGTTGACGCAGTGCCTGTAGTGGCTCCTAAGAATGTAGGATACAGATCAGAAGCTGTACTTGTGTCATTAGAAATGTTTACTGATGTGCCTGTTGAGAGCGTAACCCAAGAAGTATCGTAGTTAGTAGAACTGTTCTTCTGTAATACTTGATTGATTGTACCACCAGTAGGAACGCTGAAGTCAAACACTGCTGCGGAGCTAGTGCCTGAGTTAGTTACTGTTGCGCTAGAACCCGGAGCACCAGTTGTCGTAGTACCTACAGCAATCGTAGCAGCGGTTCCAGTAGAACCTGTTGCGCCTGTTGCCCCAGTGTTTCCTCTAGGTATGCTGAAGTCGAATACTGCCGCAGAGCTAGTACCAGAGTTAGTGATAGTCGCTGAAGAACCTGCTGCGCCTGTTGTGACAGTGCCTACAGCAATCGTAGCAGCAGTTCCAGTAGCACCTGTCGAGCCTGTAGCACCCGTTGCTCCAGTGTCACCACGAGGAATAGTTAGGTTTAGGGTTTGACTAGGAGAAGTACCAGTGATAGTTGCATTGGCACTTGATCCAGCAGAACCAGTGGTGACCGTACCAATAGACAGCGTGTTAGCTGGTCCTGCAGAACCTGTGGCTCCAGTTGCGCCAGTAGCTCCTGTGGCCCCTGTAGCACCTGTTGCACCTGTTGCGCCTGTAGGTACGCCCAGTGTTAGTGCAAAGGTAGAGTTATTATAAGAAGCTGTAGCAGAGGAACCTGCAGATAACGTAGTGGCTGTGACAGAAAAGCCAGTAGCCATGTTGATTGAGGCATCACGAGCAGCCTCAGCAGCAGCCTCTGCAGCCTCTGCATTAGTCTCTGCAGTTTCTGCGTTAGTCTCTGCAATTGCAGCAGCCGCCGCAGAAGCCTGAGCAGCCGCAGCAGCAGCTATTGCGCCAGTAGAATCATTCTCAGCAGCGTCAGCACTGTCAGCAGCATCAGCGGCTCTATCAGCAGCTAGAGAAGCGTACTGTAGAGCTAGTGCAGCAGCATTGGCTGCATCTGCTGTTGCATCACCGGGACCACCGGGACCACGATAGATAGCCATTTAATCTCCGTTAGTTTGCTTAAACAGACATTATCTGCTTAAGAAAACTCCCCAGCCCTTGTGAGGCTGAGGAGAGCCACTAGCTTATAAGCTATTAGGCAGGAACTGCGAGAGCAACAGCAGAGCCATCACGCAACTCAGCAACACCGTACAGCATATCGCTGGTAAACAGAGTACCAAGATACTCTTGTTTGTACTGAGTCTGTGAGCGAACACCCATCTGCTCAGCTAACACAAATGCATCTTTATGTGCTAACAAGCAGATACGGTCTGTGCCAGAACCACCAGCAGCAGTGTCAGCGTTGGTGCTTACAAATACTTTAACACCAAACACGTCACCGATTTGACCGTTACGGATTGTGTTAGCGGAACCAGCTTCGCCAACAAAAGCCTTCTCTGTGAAACGCTGAATGCTCATCAACGTGTTGCGGCTTGACGGAGGAACAATCAGGAAACGATCCGTCATCGGAACATCTTGGTCATCAAGACGCTGGATGGAACGGCGAATACCTGCCTCGCCAAGAGCAGCAGCGTTAGACGTGCTGGAGTTGTATATCGTTGCGCCAGTCGAACCAATGAAAGCGTTCGTGCTTGCAGCAGCAGTTGCGTAGTCATTCGTACCAATGGTAGCACCATTAACACCACGACCAAGCTGAACCAAGTCGATATCAACACGCTTAGCTAATGCATAGCCAGCATCATCCGTGTAGAAACGGCGCAGCGAAGAGAGAGCCTGAACTTCGACAATATCTTCGATCAAGCGGCTGTACTCATAGTGCTTGTTAATGTTAACAAGAACTTCAGTCTCAGTTGCAGCAATCAGAGTTACCTGACTGGATGCAGCTTTGAGCGCAGCGTCTCCTCGGGTGGGCTTAGGAATGTGAAGGACATCACCCTTCTTGCCTTTGAAAGACATTTTTGAGAACAGGTTAGCAGCAACCAAGTTCTTTTTGTAAGCAGCGATGATTTCATCAGACCAAATCTCAGGGATAAATTTATCCGCTGTTGTTTTTGTTACATGATCAGTACCAAGAGCCATTTTAAATCTCCTAAATGATTAAGTTTATTTAACTCGACCCTGAGCGTATGCAGCCATAATTTCATCTTGTAGC